GTATATTATAATGTAACTACAAACGGAGAAAACATGAGAAAAGTAAATTACTTAAACAATAAAGACATCTTGAAAGAGATTCACAAGTCAAAAAGTACATTTTGTAGCTTTGTAGACGAAGAAGATCATCAATTTGATATAATACTGCCTAGTATAGATAAAATAAACATTCGTACTATAGCAGAAGCAAAACGTAATAAAGCAAAAAGATTGCAAGTTACTGCATTTGATGCCGCTAAACTAGCTGGCAAAAAAGTTAAACAAGCAGAATTTGAAGTTGATTACAGAAAAATAGATAAAACAGAACTAGTTTTTAGAATAATGACTTTTGATCATGTTCCAGATGAACCAGGAAGAAAAAAGACGCCGAAAACAACGGCAGACACTAAAGTAAAACTTAATTTTCCTCCTTTTCAGCATTATCGATTCAATGACAAAGACGAATTACTATGTGTAGGTAAAAGTCATTGGTCCGGAGGTATGGAAAACGGTAGTTTTAATCTAAAAGGCGGTAAAGCAACAAATAAACTAGCTATGATGTGGATGAAATTGTGTGATCGCTATGCTACAAGAGGAAATGTGCGTGGATACACTTATAATGACGAAATGCGTGGCCAAGCAATACTACAGTTAGCACAAATAGGACTACAATTCGACGAATCCAAGTCTGCTAACCCATTTGCTTACTATACTGCGGCTGTAACTAATAGTTTTGTTAGAGTTATCAACATTGAAAAGCGTAATCAAAACATTAGAGACGATATTTTAGAAATGAACAATATGAATCCTAGTTTTACAAGACAGAATCAAGGACAATGGGAAGCTGAACAGAAAAGAGAAGCTTCTTTACAAAATAAAACTAATACTTGACATCTACGTTAAAAGATAGTACAATAGTGTTGTAAAATGAATCTGGAGAGAATAATTGTTTAAAAAAGCGGCTGTATTTACAGATATCCACTTTGGTTTAAAAGGCAATAGTAAAGTACACAACCAAGATTGTGAAAACTTTATTGATTGGTATATTGAACAAGCCAAAGATAATGGTTGTGAAACAGGAATATTCTGTGGTGATTGGCATCATAACAGAAATAGCCTAAACTTAACTACAATGGATGCTACTATTCGTAGTATGGAGAAATTAGGAAAAGCATTTAAGAAGTTTTACTTCTTTGATGGTAATCATGATCTATACTACAAAGACAAGCGTGACGTTAATTCAACAGCATTTGCAAAACATATTCCGGGTATTACATTTATTGACGAAGTTTATGAAGAAGAAGATGTAGCATTAGTTCCGTGGCTAGTAGGCGACGAATGGAAGAAGATTAAAAGTATTAAAGCAAAATATTTGTTTGGACATTTCGAACTTCCTAGCTTCTATATGAACGCTATGGTACAGATGCCTGATCATGGCGAACTAAAAGCCGAACATTTTGAACATCAAGAGTATGTATTCAGTGGACACTTTCATAAAAGACAAAAACAAGGTAAAATTCATTACTTAGGTAATGCGTTTCCACACAACTATGCTGATGCATGGGATGATGACCGTGGTATGATGATACTTGATCGTGAAAACAATGCAGAACCTGTATATATTAACTGGCCAGACTGTCCTAAGTACAGAACAGTTAAACTAAGCCAACTAATTGACGAACAAGCAACCCTAATAAAACCAAATATGTATCTAAGAGTAAACTTAGATTTACCTATTAGCTATGAAGAAGCAAGTTTTATTAAAGAAACATTTATTAACAACTTCAATTGTAGAGAAATAAGTCTTATTCCTCAAAAACAACTTGAAGAAATTAGTACACAACTTGACATCCAACAATTTGAAAGTGTAGATCAAATTGTTGCAGGTGAAATTAATGCAATTGACTCAGACAACTTTAATAAAAAGATGCTAATGGACATTTATAACGAACTATGATACAAATTAAAGATCTAACCGTAAAAAACTTTATGAGTGTGGGCAATCAGACTCAGGCTGTTGACTTTAACAGAGAAAATCTTACACTTGTACTAGGAGAAAATCTTGACCAAGGCGGAGATGACAGTGGGTCACGTAATGGTACAGGTAAAACAACTATTATTAACGCACTTAGCTATGCATTGTACGGTAAAGCACTTACAAACATTAGAGCAAACAACCTAATTAATAAAACCAACAGCAAAGGTATGTTGGTTACACTTCACTTTGAAAAGAATAATATAGATTACAGGATTGAAAGAGGTCGTTCTCCTAATGTACTCAAGTTCTTTATTAATAATCAAGAGCAAGAACTTGTAGATGAGTCACAAGGCGACAGTCGGCAAACTCAAAAGGACATTGATGGCTTACTTGATATGAGCCATGACATGTTTAAGCACATTGTTGCTCTAAACACTTATACAGAGCCATTCTTAAGCATGCGACAAAACGATCAACGTGCTATCATTGAGCAGTTGTTAGGTATTACTATCCTAAGTGAGAAGGCTGACGCACTAAAAGAGCAGACTCGCATTACTAAAGAGGCTATAACTACTGAAACACTAAAGATTGAAGCAATACAAACAGCCAACAGTAAAATTGAAAGCACAATTGATAGCCTTAAAGGTACTCAACGTGCATGGCTTGCTAAGAAACAACAAGATATAAACAAACTAGCACAAGCAATCGACGAATTAGAACACTTAGACATTGATGTTGAACTAGATTCACATGAAAAACTACAAAATTGGAACCAACACAACAATGCTATTTTGGCTCTAAAAAAAGAATTAAGCACACTAGAGCCAGCACTAGTACGTGCAGACAAGAGTGTTGAAAAAGCACAAAAAGACATCGCAGATCTTGACGATGCTGTGTGCTACACATGTGGACAAGAGCTACATGCAGACAAAAAAGAAGAAATTAGTTTACGCAAAACCAAAGAACTTGAGGATGCAACATCATATCAATTAGAAATTACTGAAAAAGTAAATGAGGTTGTTAAGGCACTAGAAGAAATTGGTGACATCAATGGACGTCCTACAACATTTTATGAAACTGCTAAAGAAGCATACGAACATAGACAAAATGTTGACAGCCTTAAACAATCGTTAACATCAAAGCAAGAGGAAGTTGATCCTTACCAAGCACAAATTAATGAATTAAACGATACTGCTATGCAAGAGATTGATTGGTCACCGGTTAATGACCTTAACAATTACAAAGAGCATCAAGACTTCTTGTTAAAACTTCTAACCAACAAGGATAGTTTTATTCGTAAGAAGATTATTGATCAAAACTTAGCATACCTAAACAATAGACTCACATATTATTTAGATAAACTAGGATTACCTCACAGTGTTGTATTCCAAAACGACCTAAACGTTGAGATTACACAACTAGGACAGGATTTAGACTTTGATAATCTATCAAGAGGCGAACGAAACAGACTTATACTTGGTATGAGCTTTGCATTCCGCGATGTTTGGGAAAGTTTATATCAAAAAATTAATTTATTGTTTATCGATGAGCTTATTGACAGTGGAATGGACACAGCAGGTGTAGAAGGTTCACTGGCAGTTCTTAAAAAGATGGGCAGAGACGGAGATAAAAATGTTTTTCTTATCTCGCATAAAGACGAACTTATAGGAAGGGTCAATTATGTGATGAGAGTTGTAAAAGAAAATGGCTTTACATCATATGAAAATGATATTGACATTGTAGAATGAAACTAAAGGTTGGAACACGAGGAAGTAAACTAGCACTTGCATATGCAGAACGTGTATGCAGTGAAATTTCTCATGAAACAGAAATAGTTGTAATAAAAACAGACGGTGACATACACAGCGATGTACCAATTTATGAAATTGGTGGTAAAGGAGTATTCTGCACTGCAATAGAAAATGAATTATTAGAAGAAAATATTGATATTGCTGTACATAGTCTAAAAGACATGCCAGGTGAAGAACATCCTGACTTGATTATTGCCGCAATGTTGAAACGTAATAGTCCACATGATGTTATTATTGGTAGTGTTGGATATGGATGCACTATTGGAACTAGTAGTCCAAGAAGAACTGCACAATTAAAAGAACTATATGGTAATTTAGATATAAAAATAAAACCTATTAGAGGAAATATTGATACTAGACTTGAAAAACTAGATGCAGGAGAGTATGACGCTATAATTTTAGCTGAAGCAGGACTAAAAGCACTTAACATACATAGGACTTGGATTAAAGTACCTACTATTCCAGCGGTTGGGCAAGGAATAATTGCACTTCAAACTAGAAAAAATGATGTTGACACTATTGATGTTGTTAAAAAAGTAAACGACAAGAAAACATTTGCTCAAGCACAAGTCGAACGTGCTTTTTTAAAAGGAATGGGTGGAGATTGTCATACAAAACTTGCTGCCCATGCTACTGGAAGTAATCCTATTACTCTAAAGGCAATGTATTATGATTGAAGATGACATTCACGACAAGCTAACCAAAGCATACATGGAATATTTTAAGGCAAACGAAGCATTTGAGTCAAGAGTTTCGTTTAGAACACATGCTGCCAGCAGAAGATGGCTGAGAGAAATAAGAAAATTAAGTAAACTTAGAGGCGACGAAATACATAAAAAGTTTAAAGCCAAAATAGAGGCAAACAAAGACTAGGCACACATATATACTGCTATGCAGTGGACTTATAATGGAAAAACAATAGACGAAATACCAGATGAGTACGAAGGATTTGTTTATCTTATTACTAATATCACTACAGGCCAAAAATACATAGGCAAAAAACTAGCAAAGTTCAAAACTACCAAGCCACCACTCAAAGGCAAGAAAAATAAAAGACGCGGCACTAAAGAAAGCGATTGGCGTACTTACTGGGGATCCAGTGATAGACTAAACGCAGATGTAGCCGCATTAGGCGAAAACAAGTTTACAAGAGAAATACTATACCTATGTAAAGGTAGAGGCGAAATGTCCTACATAGAGGCAAGAGAACAGT